CTTCAACTTGAATTATATAGAAGAATGGTTAAAGAGTGGTATAACATTGATGTAGATGGTATCTATAACTTCAGTCCGAAATCAGAGTCTAGTAAAAAGTACACCTTTAGGGAAAGGTCTGGAAGTAAGGAAATAAAGAAGGCTGATTGTGTGTTTATGCAGGGTATGATAAATCACCAAAACAAAGAAAAGAAGTTCAAGACATACAAAGGTTGTTTGAATATAAATAACTCATTCAAGGAAGAGGATTGCACAATCACATATGATATAGCAGAAGAATTGGCTAAACGATTTAAAAACGAATAATATGATAGTATCAACAGAAGAAACGATTTCATTTGCTAAAGAAAATTTAGGAAAAGAGATAAAGGTAAAGATGGATGATGTATATAGATGCGGTATAATAGTAGGATACAATGATGATTTTGTGATTGTATCATTTTCTGATCATTCAGGATGGGAGGAATATGAATTAGAATCAGATGATGTAATATTATTACATTCTCCGTTAAACGTAACATATTGGTATTGGGATTGCCCATCTTACGATTCTGGGAAAAGAGTATTAGATGCTTGCTGTGGATCAAAAATGTTTTGGTTTGACAAAAATAATCCAGACTGTTTATTCATGGATAAAAGACGGGAAACATTAACAGCAAAAGATAAAGACAAAATAAGAGTAATAGAAATTAACCCGGATTTGGTAGCTGACTTTACGAATATGCCATTCGACAACAATTCTTTTTATATGGTAGTATTTGATCCTCCTCATATGAAAACATTAGGAGAAAATTCCTGGATGGCTAAAAAGTATGGGAAATTACCTAATGACTGGAAAGAAGTAATAAGTAAAGGATTTGATGAATGCATGAGGGTTTTAAAGCCAAATGGGACGCTTGTATTCAAATGGAATGAAAGTGAGGTAAAGGTAAGTGAAATACTTTCTATAATTCCTTACAAGCCTTTATTTGGGCACACAAGCGGAAAACAAAGCAAAACAATATGGATGTGTTTCATGAAAGATTAAAAGATATGGGAAAATATAAAGAAAACAATCCTGATAATTTTTATCAGATTAGATGGCTTGATAATTATATGGATGGTCATAAAGGATTTATAGCTGGTGGATGTTTTAAGAATGTCCTTAGTGGAGAAACAGTTAAAGACATTGATATATTCTTTGAGTGTGAAAATGACTTTAATGAGGCTGTTGAATTTTATGAATCCAAAGAAAATACGATAAAGAAATACGAAAACAAAAAGGCTATTGCTTTTCAAAAAGAGGGGAGTAAAACATGGGTTGAACTAATTAAATCTATATATGGTACTCCAGAGCAAATTCTTAGAAATTTCGATTTTACGATAACTAAGATGGCTTATTTTAAGAGACCTATATATAAAGAGGATGAAGAACTGGATGAGTTAGATATGTTATTTAATTCAGAACAAATAAGCGGCTACGAATATTGTTTACTTCATCACAAAGACTTTTTCGAACATCTTCATATGAAGAGATTGGTTATAGATGAGAATATTCCTTTTCCTATCAGTACATGGGAAAGAACATATAGGTATAAGGGGTATGGATTCAATATGCGTAGAGAAACTAAAAAGAAGCTTTTAGAAGCTATTAAGAAAACTGATTTAGATTCACAAGATTTATCAATGTATAATATAGGAGGATGGGACTAATGAATTTAGTGGATTGTTATGTAAAGAAGGTTTTAAGTAAACCATATGAACGTTATGGAATGTGGTGTATAGATGTAGAATTTGATTCTTATGGCCACAGATCAGAGGGAACTATTTATGGTCTTACAAAAGAGGAGGCTGATAATATAGATGTGGGATATAAATTTTTACGGTAATGGAAGATAATAGGGAAAAAACAATAAATGAAGCAATTATAAAAACATTTAGATTTCTTCATGGGAACGTCAGCCTATGCCCTAAGTGTAGAAATTATATGATAATAGATGGGTATAGATGTTTTGGTTGCGGATATGATATAACATCAAGTAATAATAACAAACATTAAAACATACAACATATGAAACTGAAAGTAGATTTAGACGATTTTTATTTGGATGAAGAAGATGATCTTGTTCCAGCTATTAAGGATTTTGTAGTAAATGAAGTAACTAGTACTATATGGGATAGAGTGGAAGAAAAAATAAAACAAAAGATATTGGATTTGTGTAATGAAAATATACAAAAAATAATTGATGAGAAGATAGAGATGTATCTAACTGAAATGTTAGATAAAGAAATGATTAAGAAAGATCGTTGGTCTGATGAGCTTGTTTCTTTACAAGAATATGTATTAACAGCATTTAATAAAGATTTCGATAATAATTATAAAAATACATTAGGAAGGATTGTAGAAGGTAAAACAAAAAATATTTGTGAAGAGATAAAGAAAAGATATGACTTGCTATTTGCATCTCAGTTGATATCTAAAATGAATGATCAAAATATGTTGAAAGAAGATATTGCTAAATTAATATTAGATAAATCATGAAAGTAAGATTAAGAAAAGAGTCATATTGTATTATTATGCCAACATTAGCAGTATGGTGGGGACAAGTAAAATATAATGGTGGATATAAATTTAGTATATCTTTAATAGCATTGTGTTTCGAATTAGAATTTTTATTCTTTAAAAAGAAAGAAAATGGCTGATTTTGTACAACAGGGTCAAGTTGCCAGATTTCAATTGGACAGAAGACCTGGGAGATCAAGATTAAAAATGAAATGTCCATCCTGTGGAAAGGAGCGTTGTTTAACTCCTTATATAGACGTAAAAACAGGACAGCCAGTGGGAGATCAGTTCGGCAGGTGTGACCATGAGCGCACCTGCGGATACGATAACCGTCCCACTGGAAAAGATGTTGGTGATAAGGAATTATGGGTATCAAACAATGAGTGTAGTAAAGCATTTAGGATACCCGATAAACCGGATGTAGCTAATTTTATTCCTTACGAAGAGTTTGCTAAAACTATAAATCCAAGAGAAGATAATAATGTGTTTTTTAAATTTCTGTCTTTTTTATGGGGTAAAGATAGAGTATCTGACATTTTTAGAAAATACAATGTAGGTTCAATGGATTTATGGGGATGGAATGGATGCTCTATATTCTGGCAGGTTGATAAGAACTTCGTTTGTAGGACGGGTAAGATAATGGAGTTTTATATCAAAGAAGGAGAGAAAAAGGAATGGATTGATGTGAAGCGCGTAAAAGGAGATGATTACAATCATGTTACTTTTTATCATTCCCTTAAAGGAAGAGACTTTGTTTTTAAACAATGTTTATTTGGAGAGCATCTTCTTAATTTCTATCCTGAAGACAAGGTAGTAAATATCGTTGAGGCTGAAAAAACGGCTATTGTGTGTGCCATAAATAAACCCAATGAATTGTTTTTAGCTACAGGAGGATTGCAAAACTTTAGACCAGAGGTTATGAGTGTTTTAAGAGGGCGTAAAATAAATGCTTTCCCAGACAAAGGAGATGCTAATAGGATTTGGAAAGAGAAGATATACAAATCTCTTCCTGGGCTAAAGATAACGGTTTCGGATTATCTACAAGGTTTAGATGATTTGAATGATGGAGATGATATAGCAGATTTGATTATTAAAAACAAAGTAAAAGCATTATATAATGGTACTAAGTGAAATAAAGTTGACATCTACCCATAGAGAAGATTTAGATGAAGCTGTTAAATATTGTCTTAGGATTTGCAAAATGATGGGCAGAGATTGTAATAAGATGATATTTAGTAGGGATGGAGTAGACATAGAGATGAAAGAGGGAATGACGGAAGTTTCGTTGTTTAATGAGTTTATTAATAAAAGGAGGGAAGAGAGATGTTTTTAAATGAAGTATGGAGAGCTATATATATAGAATCCAAATCTAAGGTTTTAGAACAGGAATTAGAAGAACTTGGGATAAAAAATGAATTAGATTATCCAGATGAGAATAAGGAAAGACCTATTCTGTATGTAGGAAGAAATATAAATGATAATTTGTATTTTGCAAGATTATATGAAAAACATGTTTTAGAAAGATGTATTTTAGACGATGAACCTAATATGGAAATAAAATCAGAGGAAGATTTTTTGAAAAAAATAAAAGAAGAGTGTAAAGAATGGAACTCACAGAAAAGCAAAAAAGAATATTAGCTGGTGAAATATGCCCTTATTGTGGTAGAGAAACACAGTTAGTTAATGCTGATGAAATATACCATGAGAAGGGAATGGGTATGGTGATGATGTGCAAGCCATGCAAAGCCTGGGTGGGCATTCATACTGATGGTACCAATAAAGGAAAGGCTAAAGGAAGATTAGCCGGACCATCATTAAGGTCACTTAAAATAAGAGTCCATGCAGAACTAGATAGGCTTTGGAAAACCAAAGAAGAAAGAGGGGATATGTATAAAAGTTTATCAGAGTTTCTAGGTATCCCTCCTGAGTATACTCATATAGGAATGTTTTCAGAAAAGACTATGAGTAATGTGTTTGAATTTTGTATGATTAACAAAAATATATCTGGTTCCAATATAGAATGGTTTAGAAACGGAGATAAATGTCCGCATAAAAATGGAGTAATAGTAGCTGGAACATCAGCTTGCAGAGGGTGTCCAAACTATTTACACGACAAAGACCAATATGTTTGGTGTGATCAGGATATGTCTTATGGTAAATTGAAAATAGTATGAAGAAAGGAGACAAAGTAATGTATAATTACCAAGAAGAATATGTTTCTTTAGAATCGGCAAAATTGCTGAAAGAAAAGGGATTTGTTGAAGGAAGTCAAGCATTCTATGATTTAAGTAAAAACGGTGAATTTGTCATTCAAACATCATTGTATGTCAATGGATTGGATGAAAGATTTATAGAAGCACCTACTTTATGGGAAGCTCAAAAATGGATAAGAGATAATTTGTATAAGAGTATTGAAATGTATTCCATAGATCAATCTCATTATTCAGCCAAAATTAAGATATATAGCAGAAAAGGTCGTACAGGAGCATACGAAGAAGCATTAGATAAAGCAATAAAAACAGCATTATTATGAAAACAATTATTATTTACAGTTCAGCAGAAGGGGATTTATTATTTTCAATAGTAGAAGGAGATTATTATCATTTGAACAAATGTTTTATAAACAGTGGGTTAGATTCTAGAAAGGAGCGTGAAGCTTGTGACCTTCTTTATGATGAAGAAGGTCATTTCAAAATACCCATGTCTAATGATATGTCTCTTCTTGAATCTAAAAATTGGGACAAAGCGGCAATCATAACATTCTTACCATAAAAAGAAGTTATAATAAAATAGGAACCAAAAAAAAGAAAAACATGGCAAAAGCAATAGAAAATCATAAAGGATTTCTTGTACTGGAAATAAGTAGACAGGAAATGATTGATAAATGTGGTAGTCTGGGTATATGCGATTACTGTAATGGTCCAGCATCCAAAGGTTATTATGTAGCTGTTTTAAACAGATGGTATTGTCCGGCATGTTATAAGCATTTCATTAATACAGCTACGAGATATGAAGAAGATATACCTATAGAGAAAGCACATTATAAGCATTATTGTAAACTGTTTGGTGTAAAGTTGAAGGTTGAAAGTTGATTTACTATCTTTGCTAAGAAACTTAATACTTAGCAAAAATGGGTAGATCAACAGAATACTACAGAACACATCCTGAGGCTAGACGAAAAAAAAGCAAAAAAGGATAAAGAGATAAATAAAAGGCCAGAGCAGAAAGCGAAGCGGAGGGAGTTAGGTCGCAAGAACTACGTCACCGACAAAGCCAAAGGTAAAAGCTATCGTAAGGGCAAAGACTTATGCCATACTTCTTCTGGACTTAGGTACAAATCGGTTAAGAGCAATAGAGGTTCTAAATCAGATACGAAAGGGGATAAGAATGCAAGGGGATGATATTAGATATATATTCAAGACATCTAAAGAGCTTATAGAGGAGGCTTATTACCAGATACAGAAATATCAAAATAAAGAATTCATACCTGCCAAGACAGGGTATTCTTATTTAGATGAAGCTATGATGGGAGGAGCCTTTCCTCAAAACGCTATAGCCATAGGAGCTAGACCTGGGGTTGGTAAATCTTATGTTGGTCAAATCATAACCGGCAATTTACTTAACCCTTTGATTAATCCTCAGGCTAATGATTATCTTCTAGTGAATTGCGAATTCGAAATGAACCCAATGGACTTAGTGACTAGGGTTCTAAGTAGAAAAATGGGTAAACCTATAAAACATTTTTATGATAGACCTACATCAGTAGAGGAAACTAAAATCAGAGAAATTCTGGAGCAAGAAAAAAGAAATAATATTATTTATATTCCAAAACCATGTAGTATAGCAGAATTTAATAGAGCTATAACGCATGTTTTGAATAAAAATAATAGAAAGAAATTGATTGTAGTTAAGATAGACCATATAGCTCTTATCAAAAAAATGGGAGGAGATCCTAAAAGAGTTATGGATGATTTTGTAGCTACTATAAACGAATTAAAGTTAGCTTACAGTAATGTGTTCTTTTTGGTTATATCTCAATTTAATAGAGATATAGAAGGAAGAAGGTCCCCGAAAGAGCATGCTCCTAGAATGAGTGATTTTTATCAATCTGATGAACTTGGTCAATTGTGTTCTATCATGGTGGGTTTAACTAATCCTAGAAGAATGGGATATGAAGAATACATGTATTTCCCTGCTACCTGGTATACTAATTTAGATAGATTCAAACCAGTTAACAAGAAAACTACTTTTAGAACAGAAGGATTGTTATTCCATCATGTATTAAAAGTAAGGCAGGGAGGTATAGAGTCTTTGGAGAATACAATATTCCCTGAGGTTATGCCTGGATATGGTTACTTATATGGAGAAGGTGGTGTTCGTTATATTAACAACGAACGTCCGCCGGAGGAACCTAAGAGTTACACTTTAGAGAATGAGGAATTTGATGATTCACCTTTTGATTAAAAAACAATGAGAGTAAATTACGAAGAATGTGAGTTTATTATTCAATGGTTGGAAATGTTATCAGAAAACCATGAAAACACGAAAGACATAAAATTCATAAACCGATTGGCTGATAAATTCAAACTGTACAAGGATTACAAAATTGGCATCCGTTTAAATGAATACCAAAATAAAAGATGTTTAGCTTTAATAGCAGAAGCATCTCGTATTGTAAGAGAGTATGGAAAGTTTGCCGGGGATATGTCTTTGATAAACGAATATGATCGTCTTAAAAAGGAATCGGCGGTCATATCAGACTCTATAGGAGATATAGAAGGTCAACTTAGAGCTGACCTAGAAAGTGCCAAGAAGCAGCTAGAAATAGTATTAGATAGGATTAAAGATGATCTTATTGAAAACGATATGGCTAGAAGTTTAGCGGAAGCAGAGAGGAAAGCTAGGGTTGATCCTAGATATGAATCTGCTTTAGAAGATTATAGAGAGTTTACTAAAACAACTAATGTCATGAGAAACAAATTAAATACCATGAAAGATATTCACGATGACATTAGACAATCGGTATCTACGGGAAGGAATAGTATAATAAAAGAAGGATACAATCAATAGTAAGATGAAAGAGCAAGAAAAAGTAGATCTGAAGGCAAAATATAATTTTTCAGATGAATTAATCGAAAAGATAGAGCACTCAATTGATATAATAAGAAAAGCAGAACCAATGGCTCTTAGTTTTTATGATAAGGGTTTTTATTTGTGTTTCAGTGGAGGGAAAGATAGCCAATGTCTATATCATGTGGCTGTGTTGGCAGGCGTTAGATTTGAAGCGAATATGAATATGACATCCATAGATCCTCCACAGGTTGTCAAATTTGTAAAAAAGAATTATCCAGATGTAGTAAAACATGCACCAGAGATAAATTTCTATGATTTGATTATTAAAAAGAAATCACTTCCATTTGCAACAAAAAGATATTGCTGCGATATATTGAAAGAAAGAGGTGGAGCAAACACTGTTTCGTTAACAGGAATAAGAGCAGAAGAAAGTAAAAAAAGGGCATCAAGGAATGAACTAGAGATGTCAAGAAGAAAACTATCTGTATCTTTTGACCAATTTGATGAACACAAAGAAAAGATGATTACATGCGTAGGAGGAAAAGATAAGATTATTATATCGCCAATACTTGCATGGACATCTGAGAATGTATGGGAGTTTTTAAATAAACTTGGAGTTCCTCATTGCGAATTATACGATCAAGGTCATGATAGAATAGGATGCTTGTTTTGCCCTATGAGTAGAGTAGGAGAGATGAGAATGTATCCAGAAAAATTCCCTCATCAAACAAAAAAGTTTAAGCATGCGATAAAAAAATTATGCGAAATGGGAAAATATCAATCATTGAATAGTGATCCAGAATTAGTGTTTGAGTGGTATTTATCCAAAAGAGTAGTAAAAGATTTTATAAAATTAAAAAAAAGAAGATATGAGCCTAGATGTTACGATAAGATTCAAAAATAAAGAAGGTAAAGATGACTTTTGGGATGCTAATATAACACATAATATGAGTTATATGGCTAGCAATATACCGGTGGTGATAGAGGATTTCGGATTTCAAACGCTATATAATTATGTATGGAGACCAGATGAAATAAAAAGCAAGGTTGATACAACAATAATGTGTAAAGCTTTAACAGAAGGGATAATATCAATGATAAAAAGAAGAAAGGAATTGCTTAAATATAATCCTGAAAATGGATGGGGTGATTATGATTCGTTTTTATCATGGCTTATAGCATACAAAAATATTTG